ATGTCGCCCCCATCTTTGCAGATCAAAAAGACCTACTTCGCCAGGGGGCGTCGTTCCAACTACTTTGCCAGCCTGCGCTTGGCGGGTTTTCAGGTCACGCCTACCGATGCGGAGCGCCCATTACCTTCACGCGAAACGGTATTGAGCCAGCTTCGCTCTAACGGCGACTGAAAGGGACAAAATTCGGCCCAAATAAAAAGGGGCTAGCTTGCGCTAACCCCTTGAAATTTATGGTGGCTACACCGGGACTTGAACCTGGGACATCAGCATTATGAATCCGCTACAAACCGCCCGACTGAGCCAGAAAGCCCCATAAATCTGGGTTTCCAGCCCTCCCCTACGCTGGCTAGACCAGTCCTTTCCAGAAAATTCGACCAATGTAGTCACCCCTCCCTCTTTACGGCCCACCTCTCACAAGATAGCTTTCCCCTACTGGCAATGTGCCAATTCAAGGACTGCTCAGAGGTAAGGATGGCCCGTCGTAGTAAAACCTCGCCTTTCGAAGATCTCATCTTTATCGCTAGCCGCCTTCCATGGTGGGTTAGCCTGCTGATCGCTTTTGCGGCTTGGCTTTTCTTTCACTCTGTCGCTACTAGCCCGGCACCCACCGTCGCCAGTACCAAGCAACTAGGTGAAATGATGGTCGGGCAGATGTTCCGCACTTTCTCGATGTTCCTCCAGTACATCGTGCCTGCTGCCTTTGTGTTCGGTTCCATAGCATCTGTCATTGGTCGATCTAAGCGCCGTAAGCTGCTTAACGATGCGGCCTCTGCTGCTCAGTCGGCACAGGTTATTGATGGCATGAGCTGGCGTGAGTTTGAACAACTAGTTGGCGAAGCCTTTCGTCGTAAGGGCTTCACTGTCACTGAGACAGGCGGCAACGGCCCTGACGGCGGTATCGACTTAGTTCTTCGCATGGGCTCTGACAAATATCTAGTCCAATGCAAACAATGGAAATCAGTAAAAGTCGGCGTTACCGTTATACGTGAATTCTTCGGAGTCATGACTGCATCAGGCGCAGCTGGTGGATTCATCGTTACTTCAGGCTCATATACTCAAGATGCTATATCTTTCGCTGAAGGCCGAAATATACAGCTAATATCTGGCGAGCACTTGGGCAAATGGATTAAAGAAAACAGATCAAGCCAAATATCCTATACCCCAAGCGCTCAGAAGGTAAATGAACAGCCCGCTTGCCCTATCTGTGGCAACGAAATGACACTACGAGTAGCCAAACGCGGCCCTAACTTCGGCGGCAAGTTTTGGGGATGCAAATCCTTCCCAAAATGCAAAGGTCTAATTAACATTTAATTTCGAGAGCACCTAATGGATCTTATAAACTTAGAAATAGACAGAATTATTATCCACCAAGTTTATCAACGCGACCCAGAAGGGAAAGTAGTTCCCCCACTACAAAGTCACGAATATACAAGATTTGACAAAACCGCTATGACTACCTTCAAGACTAGAGTTAGAGAAGCTCTCGGTCGCGATTCTAAGGCGGTGAAGATGGATATTATTAACCAAGCCAATAATGACATGGCATCCATTGTAAACAAAATGATAGATCAAGACGATGCAACCTTTGCAGCATCCTCTTACGATATGGCGTTGAAGCTTACCGAAGCACAGAAAGCTCGTTCCATCCCTGGTGGAATCGTCGTTATATTTACAGGCAGGCAAGGACACCCCCACAGAAAGTTCCTTGGAATAATAAAGGCTGAGATTCACAGTGCATACGAAAAAGAAGTAAACGACATAACCAAAGAAATATCTCTAAAGTTTGTCGAGGAGGTTTTATTAACCCCCGCCACCAAGCTCTATAAAACCGCTGGTTTTTTTGAGAAACCTGAACATAACGACCAATGTGAAGACCTTAATGAAAAATGGTCTGTCTTGGTCTCAGACTCACAAATAAACCAAACTGACGGCAAGGCTGCTGCACAGTACTTTTACTCTCGTTTTTTAGGGTGCGGCTACCCCAAAACCAGCGCTAGAGATACTAAGAGCTTTTATGATGCAACTTGCTCATTCATCAAAAAGCTTAACATCGACCCTATTCAACGCAATGACCTTTTAAATGCTCTTATCACTTATCTCAAGGTAGAAAAATCCTCTACTATCAGCACCTCAGAATTTTCATCCAGATTCTTTTCTGATGTAGACACTCAGGACGAATTCTCTAGCCACATGGATAAACACGGCGTACCAAGCACAGACATAACCAAGGATATAACTCACATCGAAAGCAATTTAAGATTTCGCAAAATCAGCTTCGGTGGAAACGTTAAGATCCTTGCCCCCTCTGAGGCTTTCAAAGCACTAGTAAGCATTGAACCTATTGAAGGAGATATTGACGAATATGGTATGCACGCAGAATGGACTAAAGTCATCATCAAAGACAAAGTGATTCAACAAGAATGAACGAACAAGAGTTCATATCTCTTTGGCAGAAAGAGAAGCCAATTTACTCGGCCTGGGGCTTATTCATTATTGAGCAAATTAAAGCCTCACTCGAGGAGCAGGGCAAAGACCTCAAAACATTTCTAAAAATTGATATCCAAGAGCCCAGACTAAAGTCTGACGAATCAATTTTAGACAAGGCATTCCATCGCCCTGAAAAAAGCTATCAAGATCCATATCATCAGATTGAAGACAAAGTAGGCATCAGGTTTGTTGTGTTGCTAACCGAAGACATTGACTTCATATGCGAAACAATCCAGCGTAACTCATTATGGAAATTTGATAACTGCAAGCACTTTGCCCAAGAAAAGATTTCCGAACCTCTGCTTTTTTCGTACCAATCAGTTCATTATGTATTACGACCGACAGAAGACTTTATTTACAACGATATAGAAATACCTTCCAATACACCCTGCGAAGTACAGATAAGAACTCTACTTCAACATGCCCATGCCGAACTGACCCACGATTCAATATACAAAGCTCAGAAGAAAGTGCATCCTGAGGTTCATAGGACAGTTGCCAAGAGCATGGCGCTGATTGAAACAACTGATGAATTTTTCTCTCAGGCGACAAAAAAACTTAATTACGGGCCACTTCAAGAGCACGGAATAGCTGAAGGGCTAGACTCACTATTCTTAAAAAACACAGAATTAAAACCAATATCTCAGCGCTCATCGCTTGTAGTCTATGACGCTTTCGAACAGTTCCTTGATGACTCCACGCTAGAATCGATTAGCGATTTCTTAGAAAGAAACTCATTTATTTTTGAGAAAATCAAAGATAGATATTTCTCAGAAGTTTTTTTCAAACAGAGCGTTGTGCTGTTTGTTTACTGGATGATGCGGAACAAAAAGCGACGCCTAAATCAGGATTGGCCTTTATCTCGCTCGCTGCTTGAAAACATAGCCAATGACCTAGGCATTAGCATTGATTAGATCTCTACGCCATGCCTTAACGTGAGAGTTGAAAAATCCAGATAAGGTTTACCACCATAGAGAAAGCTCACCCAGTCGCCCGGCATCAAAGCAGGTGCGAGCATTATAACAACCAAGGTCACATAACCTATAACAAACGGTATAGATCGCTTTACACTTATAGTTCTTCTAGCTTCCTTTTCAACAAACGCGTAGTACTCACTATCCGATTTCTTCCTCAATGCAACAACTCTCTCTAGAGTTGCCATCTTCCCTTTTTTATTTACAACATGCCCCGCCACAATAAACACAAGACTAATCATCGCCCAAAGTTGAGGCATGCTAGTTCCTAATGAAGCAACGGCAAATGTGAATGCGAAATACCCAACATTATCGTTTAGGTATTTTTCCCACTCCTTAACTTCACGCTGAATATTTCGGTAATCTTCAACCGGATCAGGCTTGCTCTCATGAGCCATGTCACTACTCCCTGTGTCATTCCTTTCGGGCGTACCAGCGCCTAGCTACTTCCTGTGTGATCGCTATCCCGCGTTTGGATTGGCCAAGTTTCGGTTGGCTTCGTCGAATTCGGGGCTGGTCTGGCCTATCTCCGGCGCGATCTCGCCGCTGACCAGCCATAGCGAATACTGAGGAAACACCTTCACGACGGCATCTATCTCTGCGTCAGACAGGCGGGCCTTCCCGCTGCGGATGTTGCCCCATCGGTATCGGTCGATACCGGTTTCCTTCTCAAACCAGACGCTCGTCCGCTTACTGTCGAAAAGGCTTATAAGCCGATCTCTTATCATTCCTAAAAATTCTACTTAGTAGCTTGTACTTAGTAGGAAAGCGCCCGACAATGGGGCTACCTAGTAAATATTACTTAGTTGGTCTGTCAGGCAATTATAGGACATTCGCATGGAACAGTCTGGTGTAGTGGGGCTTTCGATTTCGGGAGACGCCCAACGCGTAACGGATTTCCGCGACGCACCGTTCTGCACGAAATACGTGCTGGCTCAGCTCCTGGGCATGGAGCAAATCACCGAAGACGTGGTGCGCGGCTGGATCGAAAGCCACACCGTCCCGACCGTGAAAATCGGCCGTCACCGCGTCATCAACCTGCACCGCATCCGCCGCGACCTCGACCGAGGCAAAACCATCTTCTGCGCGGGGGATTACAGCGATGACTAGGGAGCACCCGCAATTCAAGTTGCGCATGCCGCCAGCCCTGCGCGCCCAGGTAAAGCAAGCCGCCGAACAGGCCAACCGCTCCCTGAACGCCGAAATCGTCACCCGCCTTCAAGCCAGCTTCACCCAGGCAAAGCCAGAGGTGTCGGCCAATGACCAACACGAGCCAGTACCTGCTATCGCACCACAAGGATTGCGGCTGCCAGAGCTGCTTTGCGCGCAATCCACGGGGCAAGACGTTCGCCTTTCACCGGCACCCGCACGCCGACAACTGCGACTGCTCTGTGTGCTGGTTGAACCGCAACTGGGTGCCGGTACGCCGCGTTACCTCCCCTTCCACACCATGCACCGAGTGCCGCCCCGCGCAATGGTCAAAGGTAAATGGTCGCAACCACGTTACGCCGGCCTTTACCTGCGAGAAACACACGCCACCGTCCCGACCGGAGAAGTATTGGAGCGTTGTGAGCGACACCGGCAAACCCACGCCTTTCGTGCCCCTGCGCGAACCGTTCGAACTGGTGGGGTGATCGCATGACCGTCTCTTTCCGCGTCGGCCGCTATCTGGTCGCCCTGCTCTGGTCATGGTCGCTGCCCTTTCTGATCGGCGCATCACTTGGCGGCCTCTATATCAGTCACGCTCACATAGAGATTCTGGAAGCGAACGACGATCTGTTTCTTCGTTCATTCGAGGCCGTCATCGACCAATGCAAAGCAGCCCCCAGCGATCCGGCCAACGCCACCGATGCTGAACAGATCAAGGGCCGCGCCCCCGGCTTGTCCGAACACGCTCCACCGTTCGGTCAAACGGAGGCACGGGCGGAGCGCACCCTTGAACACCCACCACCTTAAATAGCCTCCGCTCGTGAGTGTGGGGCAGCTCCACCGCCCCGCGCTCCCGAGCCCTCGGCGGCAAGAGTGGGATGACAAGGGCAAAGCCCTTGGTGTTGAACAACTAACCCGCTGCACCAGCGGCGCTAACTGAAAACCTCGGCAAGTCGAGAAAACCACCTGGGCAAAAACGCGAAGTTTGCCCGTGTGGACTCGCTCGGCCTGCTGAAAGGCAAACCCGCGCACTAACGCGCAATTAAGCGAGGAAACACACATGGCACGCACCACTATGGAACTGGCATTCATCAGCGCTGAGCGCGTGAAGTTCGACAACGTGGATCTGGTGAAGCTGTACCTGGGCGACGAACCGGACGGCGAGAAAGACCTCGGCGTCTCCCTGCTTTCCATGCAGGTAGCAGAAGGCTCCCTGGACGAGGTCTGGGCGTCCTGCAAAGGCCTCGATGTACTGGAGACCGTCCGCGTCACCGTAGAGATTGATCGCGGCTCCAAGAACGCGGGCAAGTTCATCGTCCTGCACGTCGAGTCGGCCAAGCCTGCTCGCGGTGCTGCTGACCCAACCAGCGAGGCCCGCAAGCTCGCCGCCCAGCAACAAGCCAAACCGACCGGCACTCAGCCGGACGCGGCCAAGGCCTAACGGGAGGGCGCCGCCGTGCTGATCGTTGATCGCGTGCTGTGCGACTGCTGCGGGCAGCCCATGGGCCAGCTCTACAGCCAGCCTGCCCCACAGCCCGACCTGCTGCCCGATCTGAACCAGGCGCCCCACCAAACCCTGTGCCCCGACTGCCTGGACATGGCTGAGGTCATCCGCGACCCCAGCCTGGCTGAGTAACAGGGGCCTGTATGTCGGTCGTTGCCGTTCACGTGTGCATGGAGTGGGTCACCAACGCGGATGCGTCGGTGTCCTGCTCGCAATACGGATGGCAACAGGCCTACCTGATCCCGCCCGAGGCCGCTGGCTATGTGGACATTCTGGTCTCCGGGGGATTCTCGCCTGAAGCCTTCGCCATTGGTTTTGGCGGAACGCTGATGGCATTCGCAATCGGCCTTTCCGGTGGATTGGTCGCATCTGTTCTACGACGCATGAGGTAACAACCATGAAACAACTGAAAACCCAGCTGCAAAACGGCGCTACCGCCTTCGGTCGTGCTCGTCGCTTCGCTCGCAACGCCTGCATCGGCGCTGCCGTCTCCGTCGCCACCGTCCCGGCCTTCGCTGCCGTGGTCGACACCGCCGCTATTCAGGCGCAGATCCAGGAAGGCCAAGGCGACGCCAGCACCATCGCCGGTTACATCGCTCTGGCACTGGCCGTCCTGGCCTGCGTCGGCGTGGTGTTCTCCATGCTGCGCAAAGCCTAACGGCCCGCGCCAATGCTCTGGTCAGTAATGCTCGGCGCGTTCATTGCCGGTGCCTTCATCACCGGCTTTCGAATCGGCGAGTTCTTCTGACCAGTAGAGCCGTTGCAACAAACCCCGCTTCGGCGGGGTTTTCTTCGAATGGGTTGGATATGTGTGAGCGCGAACGCAATAGCTTGATGGTTGCCCTGCTGGTGTTTTGGGTGGGGGCTCTTTTCCTATCGCCTCGTGCCCAAGCCCAGGACTATCAATGGGAGCTTCTCAGTAACCCAGGCTTCGGTAAGTTCTCGACCAGCCTTGAGGTTCGCGATGCTCGACTCGCGTACTTTGTATCTCAGGGCTCCTACCCTAGTGGCCTAACGTTCGAAACGGTCACGTCTACATCACCCGACCAAATTTCTTATCGCTACAGAATCAACGGCTGCACTGCCGGCTCATGCCGCATCACCATCGCTACGGTACGACTGGGTACCGCCTGTCCTCCTGGTACTACCTACGATCCCACCATCACCGACGGGTCTAACCAATGCCTGGCGCCGCTTGAGCCTGGTGGCGAAAAGTGCGGTGAAGAAATCATCGGCGGCGCGACCATCCCCAAGATAACCAACGCCCAGGGCGAGTGCGTAGCGTTCTACGATGCGGACAAACCATCGCAGTGCTCTCACTTCGCTGAGTCCACCCGCTTCACCACCATCTATGTTTCCGTCGATAGCCAAGGCAATCCGATCCAGCCCCCAACCGTCACCGAGCAAGGCTGCGTCGCCAATGTCATCGACTTCAGCCATTGCAAAGCCCCTGCGCCCAAAAGCATCGGCGGCATTAGCCTTGGGCCTGCTCCGGTCAAATGCCGCGTTGCGCTCGACTTCACTGGCGCCGTTGCAGATGGTGATGCTCCCCAGTGGACGGCACCACCCGGCGAACCCGGGGATATCTGTGAACCTGGTGCCGACTGCAAGCCAACCGATGAACCGCTGATCAACGAAAAGGAACCCTGCGTTTATGTCTTCGTGCAGGACAGCCTGGGCGGTCACCTGGCCTGCAAATCCTCCGACTACACCGGCAAGCCGGGTGATTACACCAACTGCGGCAGTTTCAATAACGGCCCGTTCAAGTGCTACGGCAAGAACCCCAGCTCCACCGGCACCATGACCGACACCAAGGTCGAAACCAAGCAGAACGCCGACGGCTCCAGCACGACCACCAAGACCGACACGCAAACCAAAGTGGTCTGCTCCGGGGTGGGTGCCTGCACCACACAAGTCACCACCAACGTCAGCAATACCACCAAGGACTCCAACGGCAACGTCACCTCGGAAAGCTCCAAATGCACCGGCCCGAACTGCAAGGGCACGGGCGGCATCAAGGACGGTGACGGCTCAGGTAATGGCAACGGCGATAGCCAGGGTGAAGAAGAGGAAGAAGAAGGCCCGCCCGGCCCCTCTCGCAACCTCCAGCAAGGTGAGCAGGGCAGCTTCGCCGAAGGCCTCAGTGAATGGGACGAGCGCATAGCCGGTGCCCGCGCCGAGCTTGACCAGAAACTGGCGGAATACGGCGCGCTGTTCAAAGGCGTGTTCGACCTCAACCTCGGTGCCAGTAGCGGCTCGCTCCCCTGCGAAACCTTCTCCATCAGCACGGGTGGCGTCTCCCTGCGCATCTGCCCAGCTGACTACTCCGACCAGCTTTCCTACCTGCGTTACGTCCTGCTCCTAGCGGCTGCCGCACTGGCCGCCATCATCGTCCTTAGAGGGTAACCACCATGCTTGATTGGCTCGCTGGCTTTCTCGACCAGATCCTCGCTTTCTTCCAGTTCGTCTGGGACTTCCTCAGCTCCGGCATCTACGACTTCGTCAAAGACGGCCTCGTCCTGCTCACCAAGGCTGCGATCTATTCCTGGGTACAGATTCAGCTACTCGCCCTGGAGGTCGCCTATGAGGCGGCCCAAGGGGTCATGGACGATATCGGCCTGGCCGAAGCCGTCCGCCAGCGCTGGGGCGCTCTGCCTGCTGAAGTCGTCAACGCGCTCAACTTCTTCGGCATTCCCCAGGCGCTGAACATCATCTTCTCGGCGCTCTCCACCCGCTTCGCGCTCAAGTTCGTGCCGTTCATAGGGCGTTAACCATGTCGATCAAAATCCACCATGGCCCCAACGGCTCCTACAAAACCAGCGGCGCCATTCAAGACGACGCGGTGCCGGCCCTCAAAGAGGGTCGGTTGATCATCACCAACGTTCGCGGCTTCACCCTGGAGCGCGTGCTGCAGGTCATGCCCGATCTGCCGGAAAGCGTCGACATCATCAACCTCGACCTTGAACAGCAAGCCGATATGGAACGCATGCGCACGTGGTTCCAATGGGCACCCCGCGGCGCGTTCATCATCTTCGACGAAACCCAGCTGGTCTTCCCCAAGGCCTGGCGCGAACGCGACCTCGAGCGCTTCGACTTCCCCGGCGGATCCGAAGCCGCCCAAGCCGCTGACCGGCCAATGAACTGGCTCGACGGTTGGACTCGCCACCGCCATTGGAACTGGGACGTGGTGCTGACCACCCCGAACATCAGCTACATCCGTGACGACATCCGCATGACCTGCGAGATGGCCTACAAGCATTCCAACCTCGCCGTCATCGGCATCAAAGGTCGCTACAAGGAGGCCCAGCATGACGCCCAGCTCAACCGGCCACCCGCCGAAGGCACCATCATTGAATACAAGCGAATCAAGCAAGACACCTTCCGGCTCTATCAATCCACCGCCACCGGAAAGACCCAGGACACCAAAGCCGGAAAGAGCCTCCTCAAGTCACCTAAGCTACTTTTTCTACTGGCATTTATTGCCTGTCTGTTTGTCGCTCTACTATCTCTTGGCACACCTAAGTTCGGTGCTCCTAGCAGCGCTCAAGCCCCTGCGAACGCTGCTGCTCCAGCTACTTCACCCGGTGTGGCGAGTCCTGCGCTTCCTGCTGATGCGCGCACTGATCCTGCTGGTGATCTTCTGGTTAACCAGCCGCCTGATGTTCTGGCTGGTGAGCTGAACCACCCGTTCGCCCCACGCACCTTTGCGGTTCGGGCACTGATGACCGCCCAGGCCGAAGGCAAGCCCAAAGAGTTGGGCCTGTTCGACGTGATCGACAGTGACGGCCAGGTGCTCGGCCAATCCCTGGCCGACCTTCGCCAGCTCGGCTACCTCGTCCGCGTTCTTGGCCCCTGCATGGCGCATATCAGCCACCCCATGGGCTACGCCGGCCATGTCATGTGCCGTGGGCGACCACAGCAACGAGACAGCGGCAGTAACCGGTCGGAAGCCAACGGCATATCCGCTGCGTCTTCGATTCGGTCGGATGGCTCCAACCGCTCGCAGTCCACCTATTCCCAGACGCGGCTGACCATCGTGCCGGACAGCGAATACGCCTCAAGGCCGTGGCGGTGAGCGCGCCGCGAGCGAGCGGTTCAGTTCAGAGGGAGCGAGCGGCGCGCACGCCGCTGACGTCCCTGTAGCACGTCAGATAAACAGATTTAAGCGTCCACATTGCACCAGAGAGATACAGAGAATGAGCGCACCAAAGGACTACTACCGCATTGATATTGAGACCGGGAAAGAAGACCCGAAAAGTCGTCTCTTCTGTGATCCTCGAGCGGGTGGTTTCGTGGATCTGTCCAACGTCCGAATCCTGGCCTGTAGCGTCGATACCGTCCGCCAGTTGTATCGTGGTCTGATCCGTCCTGAAATCATGTGCCTGTTCGAGAAACCCGGCACCATCGTGGACTTTGCTGGCCAGCGCTGGCATTCCGGGCGTGTCAGCAAGGATTCCGGCTACCAGTACAAACTCCAAAATGCTGACCTGGGCATCATCCTGCTGGTGAAGAACTTCAACGCCAAGCTGGAGAACATCGGGCCACACCTGAAAGTCGAAGTCTCGCCCCACGCCATCGACACCTTCTCGCCTGAGCGCCTGCAAGAGCGCTTGGACTATTACGCCAGCCACGTTCTGACCAACGTCGAACGCAACCAATGCGCTGTTCACCTCGCGCTAGACCTGCAAGGCTGGCAACCACCCGCCGATCTGGTAGCCCGTATGCACTGCCGTGCACGTGCTGCCCGTGATATTTCCGGCATCAAGGAAATCCAGTGGACACTGGAGTCTGCCACCTACGGCAAAGGCCAGTCGTATCTATTCGGCTCCGCTGGTGGCGTCCAGCTCGGGATCTACAACAAGACCGAACAGGCCCGAGCCATCGATAAGCTCGACTATTGGGAAAACGTCTGGCGTCGCCGTGACAGCTTCGACGAAGCAGACCCGGACAACTACAACCCCGAGCAAGACGTGTGGCGTGTCGAGCTGCGCTACCACCACTCGGTTATCCAGCAATTCGCCTCGGGCTCTGTCGATCTTCACACCGGTGCGGCCATCGAAACAAACAGCTACGCCGCCTTTGCTCCGCACCTCGACGGCCTGTGGCGCTATGGCCTGCGCCAATTCAAATTGCTGGCTCGCCCTGGTTACTTCGAACCTATCTGGACGCTGATCCGTGACGACGTGCGCGTCGATCTGCCGGTCGATTCCCTGGTGGATGAAACCGAGTACAAGCGCCAATACAAGACCTCGCGGGGCTTCTCCGGCAAGAACGTGGAGCTGTTCTTGGGAAACTTCGTCAGCCTGCTGGCACGGGAGCGAGTGGGCGCTAGAAAGGCTTTCTATCGGCTCAAGGATTGGGAGTGCTGGCCGGTGATCCGCGACCACTATGCAGCCAAAGGCATGGATGAAGACGGACTGTACAAGCACATCAAAGGCATCCTGGAAGAACGCCATATCCGCTGGGGGCGTGCTGTATGACGGCCAGGAAAGACGGCAGCACCTGGACAGCTGACTTCTACGAAAACGGTCGCTCTGGCCGTCGTATTCGCAAGAAGGGTTTCAAAACCAAAGCAGCAGCCCAGCGCTATGAATCGGAGTTCTTCGCCAGCCTGAACACTACCGGCCGACCGCTCGATGATCGCCTGTCGGATCTGGTGACGCTCTGGCATGAATTGCACGGCTGCTCACTCAAGGATGCCAAGCATCGGCTTGCCCGCACCCTGGCCACTGTCGAACGTCTCGGCAATCCGATGGCCTCCAACTTCGATGCCCTCGCCTGGGCACGCTATCGCCAGTCCCGCCTGAAAGATGTCAGCCCGCACACCGTCAACCACGAACAGCGCTACCTGTCGGCAGTGTTCTCCGAACTCATCCGCCTGGGTGCCTGGGCCGGCAACAACCCATTGGCCAAGGTTCGCCAGATTAAGACCGATCAGACCGAGCTGACGTTTCTGACCTTGCAGCAGGTCGAACAACTGCTTGAAGAGTGCAAACGCTCGACCAACAACCATACCTATCCGGTTGCACTGATCTGCTTGGCCACTGGCGCCCGATGGGACGAAGCGGAATCCCTGTCACGGGGAGCTCTGTTCGGGGGTAAGGCACACTTTCACCGAACCAAAAACCGTCAGTCCCGGTCGGTGCCGATCCCTAAAGAGGTCGAAGAAATTGCATTAAAGGTGGGTATGCCTGGGAATGGCCGGTTGTTCATGCCCTGCCGGTCGGCATTCCGGTCTGCTTACCAGCGTTGCGGTTTCCACACACCTGGACAGATGACTCACATTCTCCGGCACACCTTCGCCAGCCATTACATGATGGGCGGTGGTGACATCCTGGGTCTGCAACGCATCCTCGGGCACTCCACCATCACGATGACCATGCGCTATGCACACCTGTCGCCAGATCATCTGGAGTCTGCGCTTCGTCTATCTCCACTCAATCAAAGCGGTCATACTGTGATAACAGGGAGGTGAGACGGTTCGTCATATATCGCCCTTATGCTACTTAGCTTACGGGGTCAAAATTGAAGAATCTGATCATTGCTCTACTGATCGGCGCTGCTGTCTGGCAATTTTATCTGAAACCTAATTCAGAGCGCTCTGATAGCTCGACCTCATACCCTGCTAGTCAACCGACAACTAGCGTCTCCAGTGGTATACCAACTAGCTTAACTCAGCCATCTATCAGCCCTGCGAGGCCTGCTACTCCGTCTTACTCTTGTGACGGTCGAACCCATTGTTCTCAAATGACTTCGTGCGCTGAGGCCACTTTTTTCCTTCGTAATTGCCCTGGCACGAAGATGGACGGCAACAACGATGGCGTGCCATGTGAACGGCAATGGTGCCGCTAGTAGACAGGGTGTAGTCACTTCGTAGTCACTACCCCAGAAACGACAAAGGGCTAGCCGAAGCTAACCCTTTGATAAATATGGTGGCTACACCGGGACTTGAACCTGGGACATCAGCATTATGAATGCTGCGCTCTAACCGACTGAGCTATGTAGCCAACGGCGCGCATTTTCCGCGTCTCGAATAGCGCTGTCAACCCCAGCACATCGATAAATTTACGTTTTATCAAGCGGTTAGGCTTCGGGGGAATCGGGCAGAGCAGGTGGTGGGCTCAAGGCTCGCGACACGCATCTTCACCTGCCTGCGCGGCGCACGGACGGTGCTTGCGGGGCCGTGAGGCGATGCAGGAAAATTCGCCCCAGCCAGGCTGCAGCGCCGCCGCGCGCTGGCCCATGAACCAGGAGAGCACCTTGAGAGCGAGAGACGACTTCGACGATTTGCGGGCGGAGCGCGATATGCCGACGCGCTACCGAAACGAGCCCAACCGCTTCGCCGGACTGTGGAAGCAGATCGCGATTGGTATCGTCGTCGGCTACAGCGTGCTCGGGATCGTCAGCGCGGTTGCCTGGATGATCGTCGCCCGACTCGTGCTCGGCGACCTCTCCATCAATCTGCCTTAACGGCCGCACCATTGCCCTTCACAGGGCACGCCATCGTTGTCGCCGTCCATTTTCGTGCCGGGGCAGTTGCGCAGAAAGTAGGTGGCTTCAGCGCAGGAGGTCATCTGCGAACAATGGGTACGGCCATCGCAGCGATATTGACTGCTGCCCACCTGGGCGGCCGGCTGGTTGATCGAAGGTGGCGACCGCAGGCTGTCCAGCGAGAAAGAGGACGAGCTGGACTGGGTGACCACCGGGCTTTCCATCACCGAGCCGTCGCTGGCGATGTTACTGATCACCGGGCTGCCGGGTTTGCTCAGGTAGAACTGCCAGAAGGCGGCGCCCAGCAGCAGGATGATGATCAGCTTCTTCAT